GAGGTAACAGGGCGCGTGGGATCACTCGGGAGCCCTTTGCCGGCGGGGAAGACGTACCACTCCGGCCTGCATTCGCCGAACCGCCGGATGTACCACGCGGCGTGCGCCTCGAGGGCGATCATGACCGTATCGTTCAGCGGGATCACCCGGCCCGTACCGGCGTCGGTTTTTGATTTGCCCACCGTGAGCTGCTTCTTGTGGACGAGGTCGATCTGCTGCCACCGCAGCTCACGAAGTTCCTTGTCTCGCAATCCACAGTTCAGATCCAGCACAAGGGCGGGATACATGTTCTTGCTCTGCAACTTCGCTGCTTCCGCCAGCATACGCGCCTTCTCGTCGGCCGTGTAGGCGCGTCCCGGCGATGGCGGTAGCGCGAGTTTCATCGTCTTCTCGCGGCGCAACCTCGCTCGGATCAGATCTCCCTGGTCGCCGCAGAGCCGCAACAACAACAGCACCTCGTCGTTGATGGTCTTCGGACCGGCCTTCTCCGCCAGTCGCGCGGTTTGGTAGCCTTTCACGACCGTCGGTGTGATCTCTACGACGAGCTTCTTGCCGAGGTGGTCCGTCACGTGTCCGAGCGCGTAGACAGCGAATGTGGGCGATTCGTGCTTGGCCTTGTATTCGACCAGGAACTCGTCCGCTGCCTGCTGGATCGTCTTCCGCCGCTGTTCGCGAGCTTCCTCTTCGATGACTTGGCTGTAGCTCTTCTCCAGTCTCTCGCGCTGGCGGCGCTCCTCCTGGATAGCCTGTGGCTTACTGGCCATGCAAGTGGAGCCGCGGTGCCGCCGGTTATCCAGGAAAAACTCGTAATGGTAGAACTTGCCGTTTTTGAAAACACTCATACGGCGACCTTTTGCCTCGACCCTATAGGGGTCCAGCGTCGCGGAACAGTCAAGTCGAAGATCTGCGTGGGCGGCCAGCCCCACGCCGCAGTTGATCACTTGGCATTTCGCCGCCGCCTCCGCCAGGCTGCGATTCCAGAAAAGCCGTGATATCCCCGAGTTTGTAGCGAATCGTCGTTCCGTTGATTCGCCGGAATGGGCAACCGATGTTCAAGCGGCGCTCGTTCTGGAGGACCTTCACGCTGCAGCCGCGGATGGCTGCGTATACATGCTCATCGACCCAGGCCCATGGGACCGCGGGCACACTTGCCAAATTGACCGGCCCGATCATATCGTGATCGCCATGCCGCTGGCCGCAATCTCCACCGCCAATCTGAAAAGAGGGCCGAACCGGCGGCGGTTGCCCGGTTTGCGGCGTTTGGGCGCACCTGTCTTGTCGCTGACCATAAATGCTCTTTCTTTACCTTGGGTGCGTCTCGGTTGAAGAAGACCCCGAGTGCCGCTTAGACGGTGCTGCTTACAACGGCGATGCTTAAAACGGTGCTGCCTGCTGCGATGATACTGCTTCGCCGGGCGTCGTTCTAATTGCCCGGCGCTTCTTGTCCTTTGACAATTACAAATACTACAGACAGCCACCGATTTGCGTCAATCGTTTTTTTGCAGGTAACGCCGCGAGCCCTCCGGCGAAGCCCAAGATGCAACGTAAGATAGCTCGACAAAAAGATTTTCTTGTCTAGCTAGAAGACGCGATTTAGGCCAGCTAGAATACTGGCGCGCGGCAACGGTACTTAAGCCGAATCACGATGGACGCCAGGCAGCGGGTTTGTGCGGCTGCTCACAAACGCACCCGGTCCGCGCCGATTGGGAAACTTCCCATTGTCCTGGGCCAGCCCCGGCCTGAAGCGGACAATCGACTCGCCGCTCTCGGCCATCGTGCGCATGACGAGCGCCTGCATCCCATAGAAGTCCAGCCGTTGCGGCGTGTCGCACCCCTCGACAAAGAAGGGCCACTCCGAGTCGATGGTCTTGTCGATGGCGGCATTGCCGGTCTTGGCCTGCGGCACGATGCCCGTTCCGACGGCGTTGCCGACCAGTTCCTCGACGGCCTTCACCGCATAGGGATTGTTGCGGACGAGGTCGCGGCTGCGGTTGCGCAGCCACACCAGCGACCCCATGATTTCGACGTTGGCGTCGCTCGATGGCGCGTACCAGCCGTGCGCGCGCCGGCCCGCGGACGAACCATCGTAAGTGAATCGCTCGGCATGACGTTCGGCGAAATCCTGGGTCAGCGTGAGCGCGGCGCGCGCCTGGGCCCGGCGCAGTGCGTACCTGGGCGCCACCGCCTCGATTGTGCGGTCGAGCAGATTCATTACCAGTAGCCCCATCCCGGCGGTCCCGGAAATCCCGGCCCATACGGACCGTCGCCACGCCGGTGCTGAGCCAGCGTCGATTTGCTGTCCGGGTGATTACCATAGGTGCGGATGGCCTCGTCGTTGCTGGCCTCGGCCTTCAGCAGCTCGTCCATGGACCGATAGGTGATGTCCTTGCCGTCCGGCGCGTGCACCCGCAGCACCGGGCTGCCCTTGGCCCGCTGGATAGCATCGCGGATCGCATAGAGTTCGGTGAGTGTCAACGCCATACCATTCGCCTTTCCTTCGGGTGGCTCACTTTTCCGGTACGCAGGCGCAGATTCCGCTTGATCTTTCGCGCCACCGGAGTGATGAATCGAGGTGCCATGAAAGCAGCAGCAGCCAACTACGAAAAGGAAACCACCATGTCGCGACTATTCGCCATCGACACCGACAACGCCATCACAGCCTTCCCCGCCGCCGAGCAGATCCCCGAAGGCCAAGAGCATTTTGCCAGCGAGAAAGAACTCGCCAAGCTCGCCACCGCGTGGCCCGGCGACCGCCTCGCCCAGATCTGGAACAGCTTCGCCGGAGTCGCCGGATTGGGCAGCGACCTGACGCCGGTCAAAAAGTTTAAGGACCGCAAGAGTGGCGTCGCCCGGATCTGGAAGGCCATCCAGAAGCTGGACGCCCCCGACGCGCCCCAGGCGGCCGACGTTGCGCCCGATGCCGCCGCCGGTACCACGGACGCCAGCACCAAGAAGGGCGCAGCCAAGGCGCGGAAAAGCGCCAAGGAAGCCAAGCCCGCCAAGCCCGCCAAGGCGGCCAAGACCGCCGCCGAGCCCCGCGCAGACAGCAAGAAGGCCATCATCCTGGCCCTGCTGCAGCGCGCCAAGGGCGCCACCATGGCCCAGATCGCCCAGGCCACCGACTGGCAGAACCACTCGATCCGAGGATTCATCAGCGGAAACCTCACCAAGAAGATGGGCCTGGCGGTCGAGTCCACCAAGAACGAGGCCGGCGAGAGGACATACCGGATCGCCAAGTAGCCTCGCCACCGGCAGGACCAGCCGCCCGGAGACGGGCGGCTTTTTTGCGGCTGAATGCGATTATTGCCTTGCATCGTGCGCCAACCGGAGTGATTCATGGTCATGTACGGAGAACCAGAATGAAAGCCATCACCACCAAGAAGCAGAAAACCACCACCCCCGGATTCGCCATCGTGATCAAGGACGACACCGAACTGGGCCGCGCGACGCTGATCGCGGAAGACGAGGAAGGCCACTACCAGCCCATCGGCGTCGTCGTAAGCCTCAACGAGGCGCGCGAGATCGCCCAAAACGACCTCCAGATGCGCATGGACGAACTGGAACGCGGCGGCGACCCCGGCCTTTGCCCCTACTACTACAAGGTCTGGGCGCAGGGCCTCGAAGGCACCTACCGCATTGCCGCCACCATACCCGCCACCAGCCTGTAGAGAAAACTGCCACCGCCCGCGCCTTCCCCACCAGCCGCCCGGAGACGGGCGGCTTTCCTCATTTGATCGGTGCGCCGAACGCCGCCCAGCCAAGGATCGCCAGCAGGACGAAGATCAGCAGATTTCCTCCCCAATTGCGGAAGGGGTATGGCTGGCCCGGCGTATAACCGCTCCACCACCCGAAAATCAGCCACAGGATCATCAAGATCCAAAACAGAATCGACAACGTCATTGCAGCTTCTCCTCTCATGCCACCTTGGCGGCTTCCGTGCGGGGATCGTCAATCCCACGCCCCGTCTCCTCGTGGCGCGCCACGCCACCCGTGAAATCCTGCCATCGACGCACCGCCACGTCGCAGTACTTCGGATCGAGCTCGATCACCCGCGCCTGGCGACCGGACTTCTGGCACGCGATCAGCGTCGTCCCCGACCCGCCGAAGGGATCGAGGATCGTGTCGCGGGTCTTGCTGCTGTTGCGGAGCGCGCGCTCGACGAGTTCCACCGGCTTCATGGTCGGGTGTTCCAGGTTCGCCATCGGCCGCTTGATGAACCAGACGTCTCCCTGGTCGCGGTCGCCGCACCAGAAGTGCTGCGTCCCGTCGCGCCAGCCGTACAGGATCGGCTCGTACATGCGCTGGTAATCCGACCGGCCCAACGTGAAATGGTGCTTGGCCCAGATCACGAACGTGGACCAGTGGCCTCCGGCGTCGGTGAACGCCCGGAAGAGCGTGTGTAGCTCCGACGAGGACATGCACATATAGATCGCGCCCTTGGTGACCGCCAGCATGTTGCCGGAAGCCTCCAGCAGGAACTGGTAGAACTTCTCGCCCAGGGTGTCGTTCCCGATCTTCAGCTTCTTTCCCGTCTTGCCCTCGTAATCGACGTTGTACGGCGGGTCGGTAAAGACCATGTCGGCCAGGCCGCCGGCCAGGACCTTCTCGATGTCAGCCATCTGTCTCGCGTCGCCGCACATCAGCCGGTGGCGCCCGAGCACCCAGACATCGCCAGGCACCGTGACGACCTGTTCCTGGTCGCCAGGCAACGCGTCCGGGTCGGTCAGCCCTTCGTTGGTATCCTCCGGCGCGCGGAACAACTCCTCCAGCTCGCTCTCGCTGAACCCGACCACATCGAGGTCGAAGTTCTCGTCCTTCAACGAGGTCAGTTCGACGCGCAGCATCTCCTCGTCCCACCCGGCGTCGAGAGCCAGACGGTTGTCGGCCAGCACCAGCGCACGGCGCTGGGTCTCCGAAAGATGGTCGAGGACGATCACCGGAACCTCGGCAAGCCCAAGTTTCCGGGCGGCCAGCAGCCGCGCGTGGCCCGCAATAATCACCCGGTCGGCGCCGACCAGGATCGGGTTCGTCCACCCGAACTCGACGATGCTGGCGGCCACCTGCGCCACCTGCTCTTCGGTGTGCGTCCGGGCATTGCGGGCGTAAGGGATCAGGTGGCCGACCGGCCACATCACCACCTGTAGGATCGCCATGGGGTCTTCGCTACTACACCTTCGCCGAGGTTGCGGCCGCGGGCGACGACGTGAAGATTCCCGACTTGTTGAGCGCGCCAACGACGGTGTCGACCAGACCGCTAACCTGCTGGACGACTGTTTCGGGAATTTTCTCTCCGGCTTCCGCAACGGTCGTGATGATGTCCATCACAACCTGCTTCTTGGAAGCGCCCGGAGCGTTCTTGATGGTGCTCTCCACGGAGGTGACGGACTGCAGCACCACCGGCAAATACGCGAGCAATAACGATAGCCAGCTCATTCTGTGGTCCCTTCTTTTTGTGGGGCTGCGGCGATCCGCAGCCCCGAGTTTCTGGGGTTTACGTTGGCAGCGTGGCAAGTACCGGGATGCAGATACCGTCCACCCGCTTGGTCTGGTCCGCACGAGAAAGCCCCCGGCGGCGGCGCGGGAGCTGGAGCTACCGCGGCCGCCCGCCAAGGGGATCTCCCGTATGGGGAGATCTACGCCTCGGTCTTCGTCGAGGTCTGGGAAGGGGTCGAGGCCCCTCCGGAAGCGGTCACCACCACCGGCACCAGCGCGGCGATGGTCTGCGAGATCGCAGCCGCCAAAGCGCTGGCAATCACGGGAGTGAGCGACGTGAAGAGATTTGCCACGTTGGCGGTAACGGCCTCGGCGCTGACCGCTTCGCCGGCTCCGGCGTCGGCCACCGCGCCCTTGGCGGTCTCGCTGGCCGCCGTCCCGGCGGGCGACACCGTCTGCTGGTTCTCGGTTTGCGCGGTCGCCGTGGCGATCACGATAGCGGCGTCCATGGCCTTGTCGAAGGTGGCGGCGTTGCTCGCGCGCCGGCTGGCGGTCTGCGCCTGATCGAGTTTAATCGCCTCCCATGCGCGCTGGCTGGCCAGGCTCTCGCGCCGGTTGTCCAGCTCTTCGTCGAAGAGCAGTTTGATGTTTTCGGCGCCGCCCAGCAGGCTCGGCTGGTGGGTGACGTTCGGGGAAAGATTGGGATTGCAACTCGTGTCTGCCATACGGGAAATTCCTTTCGGTTGGGGTTGGGTGTTACCGATCGCGCAGCCCGGATCGCCGGGCCGCATAGTCGCATCTGCTGTCACGAGTGGTTGCGCGGCCCGTAACACGGGTTCGGGCCGTGGTGCTTGATCGCCCGCGAGTCCTGCGCCTTCGGGTTCATCGCCTGCTCGGCGGGCACGCCGCGCGACTCCGCGGCCGCAGCAAAGGTCTCGCCAGTGGCGGCGAGCTGCGCCGTCTCACCGGTCAGGTTCATGATCCGGCGCACGATCACATCGCAGTAGGCGGGGCTGATCTCGCAGCCATAGCCGGACCTGGCGAGAAGCGCCGCCGCCGCCATCGTGGTGCCGCTCCCCATGAACGGGTCGAAGATCACATCGCCCGCGTCGGAATACGCCTTCAGAAAGAACTCCACCAAGGCGCGCGGGAAGGGCGCCGAGTGCGATCCCTGGGACGACTCGGATTTCACTTCCACCACGTTGCTGGGGCGCGCCAGGCCGGCGTGCCGGCCCTCCGAGTCGTCGGACAGCGAGCTGCGGCTGCGCTGCCACGCACTCTGGTTTTTCCCCCCGTCCGCGGCGGCACCGCGCGCGCCGGTCCCCAACAGCCCGCTCCCCGACTTCGACTTCGGGTTGTTGGGGGAATAGTCGAAGCAGTCCTCCGACTCGTGGCTCACCGCCTGCGGCCGGAACTTGATCTGCTGCTGGCGGCAGAAGTGAAACACCGGTTCCCAGGCGTTCTTGAAGCGGTTTCCCCAGCCACCAGGCACGCCGTTGTCGGTCTTGCGCCAGCAGAACTCGTCGACAAACCGCCAGCCCCACTGGCGGCGGTGCGCGATGACCAGATCCTTCACATACAGGTCGCGCTCGCCATCGTCGGCATGCTCCTTGATGTTCAGGAAGTAGGAACCATCGGGCGCCAGGACCTCCGCGACGTTCGATGCCACGTCGCGGAACCACTCGACGTACTCCTCGGGCGGCACGGCCCGAAAGCCACTCGCCGGATCGTACTCCCGCTGCGTGGCATATGGCGGCGAGGTAATGGCCACGTTGGCGTGCGCGGATGGGAATAGCACGGCAACGGTATTCCGATCCCGGCAGTCGCCGCAGATGAGCCGGTGCTTTCCGATCAACCACAAATCCCCAGCCCGCGTGACCGGCTCGGCAGGCGGTTCCGGGATTGCCTCCTCGGCCGCCTCCTCGGGCGGCGCGGCATCTTGGAGCAGCGCGGCCAGTTCCTCATCGGTGAATCCCACCAACGCCAGGTCGGCGCCCTCTACCTCCAGCTCGCGCAACTCGGCAGAGAGCAGTTTCTCATCCCACCCCGCGTTCATGGCGATCTTGTTGTCCGCGATGATGTATGCCCGCCGCTGGGTCTCGCTGAGATGGTCCAGCACCACCACCGGAACCTCCGCGAGACCCAACTGACGGGCAGCCAGGAGACGGCCATGGCCCGCGACAATCCCCCCGTCGCCATCGGCCAGGATCGGGTTCACGAACCCGAACTCCTGGATCGACCCGGCGATCTGCGCCACCTGCTCGGCCGAGTGCGTGCGCGCGTTGCCGCGGTAGGGCACCAAGCGGTCTATCGGCCATAGCTCGATCAACCATCGTGACCGCGCGACGAGGATTCTTTCCACTGGGCTGTCCGTCGAAACCACGATTACGATCCCGAAGTGGGCGCCGGCGTGAGCGCGGCGATCTGGACGTTGGCAACCGCGACCAGATTCTGGAGCGCGGCGACATAAGCGGCCACCGCGGCGGTCTCGCCGGTCTCGTCCTGCGTGACCACAGCCTCGGCGGCGTTGAGTTGCGTCAGGTCGGCAGCGACCGTGCTCTCGTCTGTCGCGACTTGCGTTGCAGTAGTCTGATAAGCGCTGCTGGCTTGGTTGACCGCCGAGATAGCATCGGCAATCGTGGGTGTTGGTGTCGGTTGTGTTGACATGGGTGCCTTTCTTCGAAGTCGTTTCCTGGTCAGAATTGAGAATGGCTTCACTGGGTCAATTACTTGTTCAAACCCGTAGTGGTATGATTGCTTCTGTCTGCTTGGCTTGGCCTGGCCTGGCATGGCGAGGCGAGGCTTGGCGAGGCGGGGCTAGGCCCGGCGCGGCAAGGCATGGACCCTTACGGGGAGTAGGCATTATCTGTTAAGCCAGCCCGATACATCGATTCGTCCGATGTACCGCGGGTCGCCTGGCGTGCGCGCCTGCTGCTGCGCCACCGTCTGCTGCTGCTGCAACTGTGGAGGCCGGTGCGTCACCACCGATTGCAGGAAATCCCAGTGCTGCGGCGTCAACCGGGTCAGGTCGCACAACTCGGCCGCCGCGCGGGCATACACGCCACGCAGATCCAGTGGCTCGTTGCGGACCGAGGAATCCTGCTCCCACTCCACCTTGCCCGAAGCGCGCACCACCCGCCGCTCCGAGCAGAGGCCCTGGAAATACACCCGCTCATACGCCGCCGGGAAGTGACAATAGCCGGGCGGGAACGCCCCACCCTCGAGCGGTGTTAGCCGCAGCAGGTCATAGAATTCCTGTTTCGCCCAATGCGTGCCGACGCTCCAGATCCGCACGCCTTGCCGCTTCTGCGCGGCGTCCGTTCCGCTCACGCCGGAGATCAATCGGAACGCATCAGCACAGCCTTTTACCGGGATCACCGTGCGGAACGAAGACACGCGCGTCCCCGCCGGGCCGTAGATCGGTTGCGGATGGCGCCGGGCAAACTCGTAGACAGGCGCCGGTTGCCCATCGCCGCGCCCCTGGAACCCGGTGTCAATCGCCATCGCCAGGATCGGGATCGTCCCGCCCGACTCGTGCGGCCAGTCGCGCGCCAGCAGCAGATCGAGTTGCGCCCAGGGACCGTCCGCGGCGGTGTTCGCCGGGTCGCCAGGAATCACCTCGTACCACACCGACCAGGATTCCCGGTTGGGTGCGTAAGCCACGGCCTCGAACTCGAGGCGGTTGTGCTGTACGTCGACCGCCGCCACCAGCATCAACGCCCGCATGGGCACGATGCCCAACGGGTAATCCTCGCGGCGGGCATAAACCTTGGCCCAGTCCGGCGTCTCGCCCTGCTTCCAGGTTTCCGCGAGGCTGGTGTTGATGAAAGTCTTGAGTTGTTCCGGGTCGTTTTTCTTCGTCAGAAAATCCAGGACGACATCACGGAGCTCCTTCCACGGCGACGCCAGCTCGTTGATCGTGAACCCCGCCACGCCCGCAAACGGCGCGCCGGCCAGCCACCGGCCAATCTCGACCGCGCGCCAGCGGTCGACGTCGTTCCAGTGCGCAGCGCAATGCTCGCACTCGTAATAGGACGACGCCGCTCGCAGTTCGTTGGTCTCCAGACGGTTGTCCCACTTGACCTGGGCCCACTTGAGCGTTTGGAAGGAGCCGCAGGCGTGGCACGGCACCGTGTACCGGCGCTGGTCGGAACCGGCGAACGCCTTGGCGATCCGGCTCTCGCCATCGATGGTCGGCGAGCAGCACATCACCACCTTCCGATTCCAGAAAGTCGCCGTGCGCTTGAGCGCCAGGCTGATCGGGTCGCCCTCGGAACCGCTCGAGGCGGGAAATTTATCGACCTCATCACAAAGCAGAAATCTGATCGGCAGCGCCGCCAGGTTGCCGGGACTCCCGGCCGCGGCGATGGTCAGATGGCCGCCAGGGAATCCCTTGTAATCGAGCGTATTGGTGGTCCGCGCGGTCTTCACATCCGATACCTTCCCGCGCAGGCAAACCGTGTCGCGGACCATCGGCGCCAGCCGGATCTTGCTGAACTTGTCGCCATCGGAGTCGCGCGGAACGATCAGCAGCGTCGGGCCAGGGTCGCGATCAATGATAAAACCGAGCACGTTCTCGATGAAGACGGTCTTGACCATCTGGGTCGCGGTCATTGCCACCACGGTATGCACGCCTGGAGTGGAGAACGCGTCGAAGATCTCACGTTGGAATGGGAGCGTGTGCCACTGGCCGGCGGCGGCGCCCGACTCGCTCGACAGGACGCGGTACTGGTCGGCCCACTCGCTGACCGACATCTTCGGCGGCGGCGCCCATCCCCGCGACAATTCCGCGATCAACATCGGCACGCTCACTCCGGCAGCACCTCGTACCCGGTCAAATCGAGCAGTGCCTCGCCCACCACGTCGTCAATGATCTGCCCGCATTTCCCAGCGTCGCTCTCGATGGCCACGCGCGGGCCGATCCGATGCCCCAGCGCCAGCAGCTTCGCCTTGGCGTTGGCGACCATCCCCTCCACCGCCCGCCGCACCTCGGCCACCTCGACCAGCTCGCCGTTCTCCCTGCGTTCCTCGCGTTCGGCGCGGCGCAGGTCCACCAGCGCACGCTTGGCCTTGGCGGTGAGCAGCACCCGGCCCGCGTCCACAATGCCGCCGGCCGCCGGTGCGGGAGCCGGTGCGGGAGCCGGTGCGGCGGGCCCGCTGACCTGGCGGCGGGCGGCCGCGTCGTGGTGCGACGAATCGATGTGCGACTCGATCCAGTTGAGCGCGGCGGTCACCTCCACCCTGCCATCGGCGGTGACCGGCATGCCCATCGAGACCATCTGGGACACGCGCGCCTTGCTTACGTGCAAGCGCGCTGCAAGTTCCGATTTTAGAAGCGTTTCCAAGGGTTAAGGCCTGCGGTTAAGCTACTTAACCTGCCCACAGGCGGGCACGTTCGGCACCATCTCTACCCGCCGCCGGCACCGGCCAAAGTCAGGTCCCTGAAACCGGGCGCGCCCATCGGACGCCATCCACGCGCACACCATCCACGGGTCGGCCATCCACGCGCGCTGCTTGAACCGAAGAGTTCCCACGGCGATGCCTATTCCTCACGTTTGCGCTCTGCCGCGTCCCCCGCGAGGCCGCGTGCAATCTCCTCGTTCACGTCACCAGCCCCGCCGCCGCCAGGAACACGTGCCGCGTGGCCCCTTTGCGCCGGCCAAGACCCAGTAGCATGGCTGGCGCAACCACGGGCACGTGGACCAGCTCGCCGATCCGCGCGATGCCCTGGTTGGACGCGAGTGCGTATCCCACGTTGGTGGCCGTTGCCGAGGACTGAGCCGCCCGGTGGCGATGGTCGCCGCTCAAAAACCGGATGGACGACCTGCTGGCGCCGGCCCACTCTGCCCGGCCCGTGGCGATGAATCGGCGGGCGCGATTGAGGGATGTGAAGGGATTGCCGCAAACAGGATTTATAATCCGAATGACCTTCGGGTGCTGAGACATAAGGGTGGTGTAAGGCCGCGGTGGGATTGCAGGTATACCTGCAAGAGGGTGGTACGCGCCTATCATGGCACGAAACATAATCGTACGCAAATGTTTTTGCGGGAGCGCGCCGCGGAGCTTTCGCAGCGTCGGCCCGGAGCTTTCGCAGCGCGCCAGCGAAAGTTCCCAGAGT